TCTCAGAGTGTGCTTTGCCCTCTTCACTCTGTTAAACGGGATATACGTCCAGTAAATTTTCTTAATACTGGTCTTTTCTTCGGACTTCATAAAGTCCAGGGTCGTTCCGAAAAACAAGAACTCGCCTCCCATCATCAGAAACAAGTTGATGGTATAGTTCCTAATCTGAACTATCTCCTTCAAGGTGCACTACCTGGAAAGGAATCTGATCTTTTGCTCAAAAGTCTAAAGGTTAATCACTCTTCGATATTGGAGGAGTGTAGGAGTAAGACATTTAGAAATACTCATCATCAGAGAAATCTCTTCATCCCGCAGTTATTAGGCGGAATGGGGGTCATTCCCCCTCCAGGGTGGAAATATAAAGTAACAAAGAATGATATTTATGTTGCTTCTGGTTATATTTCCCGACGTCCTGGTATTCATTATACCACGCAACGTCCGCTCCCAGGTTTCGATCTTGAAACATTATCTGGGGTTGTGGAGGTCCCTTGGGGACTTCGGACGACAGGTAAAGATGAAGAGATAGCTCGTGTTCCTCTTAAACGTATTTCTTATCGATCTATACGTTATATGTGTCGTTCTCCTATGTTCACGTTTTATGTCCAGAATAAAAATCATTTTGCTTCTGAATTAGAAAAACGCAATAGGTCGAGACCTCTTACTGACGGTTTCGAAGATCTAGATCGGTTATTGGCTGAGGAATTGGCCAATGATCCCACTGATCTAGAGACTTATAGTGATCCTGTAGATAATGAGTTCAGGTCCTGGGCAAGACAATAAACTGCTCATGGGGTTTCTAGCCTCACTACCCAAAACGGTGGATAGTTCTTCATATCCTTAATATTTCCGTGCTAAGTTCCTTCTTTATGTTCCGTCTCAGTTTGGATTAATAACCCTTAGGAGACCATCGATCTGATGAGAGTCATTTAGAATGATAAATGCCGAGAGACTGCACGGGTAGGGGTATAGCTGCACTACACTGGGATGCGGAGCTTTGGTATCCTCCCCTTCGACGTAGACAATAACATCTATATCTAGCTAGAAATGTACAGTCCCTGGAAAAGAGTTCCCAGGGATCCCATACATGAACTCACGCTCACAATCTAAGAAGCCTATCACTAAGGCCGCTAAAGTATTAAATGCAAAGAAATCCAAGAAGTCCCAGAAATCCAAGCTCCCAGAGGGATCCAAGAAATCCGGACTCGAATCAGTCGCTGTTGCTTATACAAATCAACGAACTACTGGGAAGCCTAGTACCACACATCTCCCGAACGGAGATGTTATTATTGAACACTGCGAATTTATCGCTGACCTTAAGGGGTCAGTTAACTTCGCTACGGTACCATTCCCTATTAATCCTGGTCAAACTGTTTCGTTTCCGTGGTTATCCCAAATCGCCCCGAACTATGAATCATATAAGTTCGAGTATCTCGATTTTGAATACCAGAATACGGTTGGCTCTCAAACACCTGGATTGGTCATGCTCGGCGCCGATTATGACGCCTCCGACCCGGCTCCTGTTGATAAAACACAGTTTGCCGCTTATCAAGACTACACTCGTGAAGTACCTTGGAAAGGCTTCACCCAACATAACAGAAAGGAGAATCTCAACAAGAGAAAATCCTATTATGTGAGAACTGGTGCTACACCCGCGAATGCCGACGTAAAGCTCTATGATGTCGGTAACTTATTCGTGGGAACCCAGGGTATGTCTGATGACTCTAACGTCGGAGAGATCTATGTTAGATATAAAATCCGATTTATGACCCCTCAAATCCAGAATCCTGCAGTTGGAACTTCGAAATCTGCCAAGCTTACCTCGACAGCCAGTGTCGCTCCTAGCTTTGTTGCTGGGAGTAACGCCCCTTTGGTTGTTAGTGGGGTTAACTCCTCACAGGTAACTCTAACTGCCCAGTCAGCCTATGCTTGCCTGGTAAACTGTTACTGCTCGAGCTCTTCGGGATCCCCGACCTTCGTCACAACTGGATCCACCTGTACGGTTCAAAACGTACAGCCCTCCTCTGGTGGCACTGGAACACCAAATTTCGGAATATATTGTGCGGAGCTGCTCTTTGGCCCCGGTCAAACCTTTGTATTCCAGAATACGACTTCTGCCCAAACCACAAACATGTCGATAGGACAGTTTAATACTGCGGTTCTATAAAGAAACCGGATGTAATTATTGCATCACATCGGGCTCCACGTTCATGTGGACAAATTCTGGTGGTTATGTATTAATCTCACAGTAAGTGTACAACGTCATACTGGACTTCAGTAGTTGAATGAAATCCGCCATCTTTATCTGGCCATACTAGCTGTAGTGTGGGGATATTGACGAAGATAGTAGTATCGACCAACGTAGGGTCTCAGATCTGTACACCGATAAGTAGGGAACGATGATCTACTCCTGAATATGAGAAATAAATAGTAGCCATTCGGCCAATAACGGAAAGAGAATCCCATTGAATTCCCCGTGAAATGTGTTATGTGTTTAAAACCAACCAATATTGCATCGATTGGATAATTTAAAAATCTACATATAATACAGAGTACCGGCGCAGCGAAAGAACTTGCTAGTCCGTCC